ACAGTAAATGCAGTAAATAATTCAACAGAGGTTATCGTATCAGGCATGTTGCTTGCATACGGTGACTAATCAAAGGTAAGGGGTAGATAATGGCTACAGTAGATAAGGACTTTAGAGTAAAGAACGGACTACAGGTTAATGGAACTGGTAGTTTCGGAGGTGCTGTAGTAGTTGGCACACCAAGTATTGCATCACATGCTGCTACAAAGGAGTATGTAGATACAAATGCTGGTGGAGTTAGAGCAGGATCTACCCCACCAGAAAATCCAACTGATGGAAAGATGTGGTTGGATACACTTACAAAAAGAGTTAATGTTTATTATGACGGTGTTTGGTATACACAAGCAACTGTTGATGATACATTAAATCTTCCACAACACATCCACGATACAGCAATCGATGGAACAGGATTTATTGTTACTACCTTCCGTGAGGGTGGAAGTTTCAATAGCCCACTGGGTCAGGGTTTTGACGGTGGCGGACCAAGCACAACTTCTTGGGATGTAACTGCAGATGGTGGCTCACCAATTGATAACTTCAACTAAAAACTGATGTTATAATAAGAAAAGTAAAACATGGGCAGCACCCATAAGGAGATATAAATATGGCAACAAGAATGCAACAGCGAAGAGGTACAGCACAGCAATGGACTGATGCGGACCCAATTTTAGCAGCAGGAGAAATCGGATTTGAAACCGACACTGGTCAATTTAAAATTGGTGACGGTACCAATCACTGGGCAGACATCTCCTACTTCAAGAACCTAGAAGACCTTGGTGGTTCTCTAGATGACTACATTTTGCTATCTGAAAAGGGACAAGCAAATGGTGTAGCAACACTTAACGCACAAGGACGCATCCCTCTAGGACAACTTGCTGACCTAGTTAGCGGAGCACCAGAAGTATTGGATACATTAGGTGAAATTGCAGATGCTGTTCAAGCAGCACAAAATGCACTTACAACAACTGAAGGTGCACTATCAACACACAATGCACTAACAGAAAATGTACACGGTATTCCAAATACAGCAGAATTAGTAACAAATGACACCTTAACATCAGCAATCACAGGTGCAATTGCAGATGCAGCAACTGCTGCTAATAGCACAATGGCAACACACACTGCTGACACAACAAATGTCCACGGCATTGCTGATACATCAGTATTAGTTACAACAGAAGCAATGAACACATTGGTAGATGCTGCATTAGCAACAGCAGCAGCAGATGCTTCAACAAAGGCTACAAATGCACAAACAGCAGCAGGTGTAGCATCAGCAGCAGCGATCTCAGATCACAATGCTGATAAGACAAATGTTCACGGAATTACAAACACAGAAGATCTTGTTTATACAAATGATGCAAGACTATCTGATGCAAGAACACCTTTAGACGGTTCTGTTACAGATGCAAAGATTGATCAGGCAGCATTGCTTTCACAATCATCTATTGCAAATCTCACAACAGACCTATCTGCTAAGGCACCTTTGGTATCACCAGAACTTAGTGGAACACCAACTGCACCTACAGCAGCAGCAGGAACAAATACTACTCAAATTGCAACTACAGCGTTTGTTGGAACTGCAGTAGCAGCACTCGTAGCATCTGCACCTGAAACATTAAATACATTAAATGAAATTGCAGCAGCAATTAATAATGATGCAGATTTTGCAACAACTATTGTCGCAGATCTTGCAACAAAGATTACACAGGAAGATCTTGATGCAGCAACTCTTGTAACATTTAATGAGCAAACATCAAGTTATACACTAGCACTTGCAGATAACACAAACTTGGTTGAAATGAACTCATCATCTTCAAACACAGTAACAATTCCTGCAGACTCTGCAGTTGCATTCCCTGTAGGGGCTGCAATTGATATCTTCCAGCGTGGAACTGGACAAACAACTTTGGTAGCAGGTTCTGGGGTAACACTACTTTACACACCAGGATTGAAGTTACGTGCACGTTATTCAGCAGCAACCGCAATTAAGCGTTCTGCAAATACATGGATCGTAACAGGCGACCTAACTGCTTAATAAAATTTAGACAATAAGGGGAAGATAAATGGGAATTTTAAGACGTGGCGGTAAGGCTGGTAAGGTTGGTAAGGCTGCCAAGCAAGCAACAAGATATTGGGGTATTGCTCCATCACAACCTACAATTACACAGGTTACAAGAGTAGGAGTTTCATATCTCAGTGGAGATTATGATGTTTACTTTGTTCCAGGAACTGGTGTTGGTGCAACTGCTTCTAGTTTTACTATTACAGCAAACAACCCATCATACGGCGATAGAACATTCACAGCAACATCTTCCCCTTATCGTGTAACAGGACTAAGATCTGGAGCAACATGGACCTTTAAGATTAAGGCTAATGCAACAATTGGTCAAACTGATACTTCTGTTGTATCTCCAGAGGCAGAAGGAGGTTCACAAGATGTTGTTGGACTTCCAGGAAAGCCATCTGCTCCATCTGCATCATCACCATCAAACGTATCATATGATACAATTTCTTGGGGTGCACCAGAAAACGGTGGTTCTGCAATTCTAGATTACCAATGGGAATCAAATGATGGGAAGTCTGGAACAGTATCTGGAACATCTACAAATGTTAGCCAGGAAGCAGGAACAGCACAAGCATACCGTGTACGTGCTAGAAATGCTGAAGGATATGGTGAATGGTCCGACTATTCATCAAGCACTACAACATTTTCATTCGTTCCGTTTTCAGTATTCGGCTTCTCACCATTCGGTGTATTCGGATTCTCACCATTCGGCTTCTCGCCATTTGGTGTATTCGGTTTCTCACCATTTGGTGTATTCGGGTTCTCACCATTTGGATTCTCTCCATTCGGAGTGTTTGGATTCTCTCCATTTGGATTCTCACCATTTGGTGTATTTGGTTTCTCACCATTTGCATTCAGCGGATGTATCCATGAAGACACACTAATCCCAACAGTAGGACCAGATAATACATGGGTTAAGAAGGCAGCAAAGGATGTTGAGCCAGGCGATGAAGTTTGGTCAGTAACATTTAGCGAACTTGTCGATGAAGATGTACTTAATCCAGAAGATTGGTCAGCAACAACACTAGGTAATATGACTATTACAAAGACAAACGTTGTTTCAAAGGTTCTTTCTCAGAAGACATCAGTTATGACAATTAATAATGATCCTTCAAAGAAGTACTCGCTTGTACAGCCAGTACTCACAAAGAGAAATGGAACATATTTCTTTATGCACACAGGAGCAATTGAAGTTGGTGACGCTGTGATTGAATATTTATACACAAATGACACATTTACTGAAACTCCAGTAACATCTGTAGAAGTTATTGAAGCAGACTCAACAACATATCGTTTTGACTGCGAAGGAACAGATACATACATCGCAGGTGATCTTGTGATGCACAACCTACGTAAGTACTAAGAATACTGTGTGATGATTTTTTATCACCACCATATTCCAAGAACTTCAGGTATGTTTATACGATACCCTCTTACTTCATTATTGACTAGTAAGGGGGTAAAGTATTTATCCGTATATCAGTTAGAACAAATAAATAAAGAAGAATTTTACAATGTTAATTATATCTTTGGTCATATTGGTGGATATCCAATAAGATTATTAGATAATGTATTTGAATTTGGAATAGTAAGAAATCCAATAGATAGATTTTTAAGCACATTTAACTTTTTTTCTAAAGAGGTTTTATCAGTACATCCAACAAATGAATTTTTAGATGAATGGTTATATTCAGATACTTATTCCCTGCCACATTCAAATTTGCAATCTAAGAGTATTACTGGTACAATTGATGAAGATAAATGGAATAAGTCTAACAGGATCCAGCGTGTACTTGATGGATGGATGTTTGAAGATTATAGTCTAGATATCAATAAAATCAAGGAACGAATAGACAGTGCACATTTTTGTTCTTTAGAAAATAATAACCTGTTGCTAGATAAACTATCTAGTATACATGAAAAAGAGTATAATTTTACACTATATAAAAGACGGAATAAAATTAATGAGTCAGAACCATTACAGTTTATTCCAACAAAATCACAGATAGATCGTATAGAGGAACTCAACCAAACAGATCTTGAACTATATGAGTATGTAAAGACTACAGAAAATAAGGTTTTTAAATAGTGTATAATAGTAGAGTCGAATGGAGTTAATATGATGGAAGATTTTCCAACACAAGGTTTGCAAAGCGTTAGCAAGTCTGCACAACCACACAGATTTTTTGAGAGATATCTCGATAATGATTTAAATAGTTTAGCAGTTGCATTACAAGATAGATATGCAAAGATCGAGCAGGCAAAGGTAACTGGTGTTACACCTGTTACAGATAATGAAGTTTGGAAGTCATCAAATAGCGTATCAACTATGAAGTGGAGACAATACAATGTGTTCCAGTTCCATATTGAAGAAATTTATAATCTATATCTAGCCGTATCTGACATGGTAAGAGAAGCCTGTGATTATTATGAAATTGATTTTGATGAGCAAAAATATATGCTACAGGGTTGGTTTAATATTAATTATGCCAAAAAGGGTAAGTTAGAGTGGCATGATCATGGTCCTTTTGGAGCACCAAACTTTCACGGGTATTACTGTGTAAGTGCAGAACCATCTGTAACACACTACAAGGCATTTGACAATTATGTTGAAAACTATAATACAAACAATAGAGCCATCCTATCCGAGATGGGACACCCACACGCTATGGCTGATTGGGAATGGGATGGTCCAAGAATTACAGTTGCTTATGACGTAATTCCACTCAAGGATGTTATGCGTTTCGGATCTGATCAGGAACAGCATTGGATTCCTTTGGCATGATTGCAATGAATAAACCAGAGCATAGATTTTTTGAAAGAATTCTTGATAATAATCTAGAAGATTTATCTAAGTTTTTATTTGAAAAACAAGATGAAATCCTAAGTGGGAAAATAGGAAATATACCTGCAGACCTACTTGCTAACTTTAATGCTACCAATGGAGCAGCAACACAACTTGGAACCTACTACAATGTCTTTACATTTGAAAATGAAGGTATCCAGAAACTCAAGTCAGCACTTAAAGATATGACTATTGAGGCATGTAATTATTACGGTATTGATTTTTCATCAAATGATTTTAAAATACATGGTTGGTTTAATGTTGACTATAAGTTTGATAGCGTATCCATTTCCCCTAAACAGGATAATAGGTTCTATCATGACCATATGAATGGCGAGGGTGCTCCAGTATTTCATGGATACTATTCTATAAATGCTGAACCATCTATTACCTATTATAAGATCAATAACCTAAATGATTTTGAAAATGTAAATGTAAATAATAGAGCAATTTTATCAGAAACAGGTCATCCTCATGGTAGAGATGACTGGTATCAGGATACACCTAGAATTACACTTGCATATGACATTGCTCCATCAAGTTATAACGTTGGAGAAAAATGGATACAACTATGAAAAAGATGATCTGTTTTATATTTGGTCACAAAGTTGTAACATCAGAATGCCCCATCACCCATATTAAATTAAGCACATGTGCTAGATGTACAAACGAAAAGCATCATAGCACCATGAGTTTTAATTAACTCTCAACTAACACTTTAGGTAGAGTTTTACTTTTTTAAAAACTCTGCTATACTTTGTTTATTACAGTTTCTATTAAGGAGAATCTCTACTATTATGTCCGATTTTTTTAGTTTCCGTCTTTCAGATGATTTTGTTGCTTCATATGCACAAACAGAAAGTCCATTTGGCTTTGTTGATGCAGGCAATAACTCTTTGGGAGAAATTACGTTTATACGTACATATTCACGAGTCAAGGAGGACGGAACTAAAGAACGTTGGCATGAAGTATGCCGTCGTGTAATCGAAGGCATGTATTCAGTACAAAAGAATCATGCTAAGGAAAACCGTCTGCCATGGAATGATTATAAGGCTCAGAAGTCAGCACAAGAAGCATTCCAGAGAATGTTTGAACTCAAGTGGACACCACCAGGAAGAGGTATGTGGACATTTGGAACAGCAATGACAATGGAGAAGCGTAACTCTGCAGCACTCCAAAACTGTGCAATGGTATCAACAAAGGATCTTGATAAGAATGATCCAGGAGCATTATTTGCTTGGGTAATGGATGCCCTTATGCTTGGTATTGGAGTAGGGTTTGATACAGTAGGACAGGAAAAGGGTTTCCAGATCTATGCCCCTACCGAACCAGCAGTGATTTATGAAATTCCAGACACTCGTGAAGGCTGGGTAGAATCGGTTAGACTTTTGCTAAACTCTTACCTACGTCCTAATCAACCAATTCAGAAGTTTAACTATGACGTTATCCGTCCTCTAGGAGCACCGATTAAGGGCTTTGGAGGGGTTGCTAGCGGTCCAGCACCACTTATCCAACTACATAGCCAGATCGACAAGGTAATCGGCGGTAGAACTGGAGAAATCCTAGATTCCCGTGCTATTACTGATATCGTCAACCTAATTGGTACCTGTGTGGTATCTGGTAATGTGCGTCGTTCTGCAACACTTGCTTTGGGTGCAGCAGGAGATGAAGATTTTATTAATCTTAAAAATTCTGAAGTATTCCCAGAAAGAAACTCATTTGATCCAGAGAACCCAGGATGGGCATGGATGTCAAATAACTCAATTTCTGCAACAGTCGGAATGGATTATGAAAAATATACAGATCTGATTGTTAACAATGGAGAGCCAGGTTTTATTTGGCTTGATGTTGCTCGTAACTATGGTCGTCTAGCAGATCCAGCAGATGGAAAAGACTATCGTGTTATGGGCTTTAATCCTTGTGCGGAGCAGCCATTGGAGTCGTATGAACTTTGTACACTTGTAGAAGTTCACCTAAATCGACATGAATCCAAGGAGGACTTCCTCAAGACATTAAAGTTTGCTTACCTCTATGGTAAGACTGTTACATTGCTTCCAACACATTGGCAACAAACAAACGGTATCATGCAACGTAATCGTCGTATTGGTACATCACTAACTGGCATTGCATCATTTGCAGATCAAAAAGGTTTGCCAGCAGTACGTGAATGGATGGATGAAGGATACAATACAATTCGTAAATACGATAAGCAGTATTCAGAGTGGCTATGTGTTCGTGAGTCAATCCGTGTAACAACAGTTAAGCCATCTGGATCAGTATCGATTCTTTCTGGTGCAACACCTGGTGTTCACTGGGGTCCTGGAGGAAACTACTTCCTTCGTGCTATTCGCTTTGGCGATACAGATTCTATGTTGCATTTGTTTAAGGCAGCAGGGTATAAGATTGAAAAAGATCTTGTATCAGCAAATACCCAGGTAGTATACTTCCCTGTAAAATCTGGACATCCGAGATCTGAGAAGGATGTAACTTTATTTGAAAAGATTGCCTTAGCAGCAACTGCTCAAAAGTATTGGTCAGATAATGGTGTTTCTGTAACACTATCATTTGACAAAGAAACAGAGTCAAAGCATGTTGCTCCAGCACTTCATATGTATGAAGGACAACTAAAGGCAGTATCGTTCCTGCCTATGGGAAATACTGTTTATCCTCAGCAGCCTTATACACAGATTACTGAAGAAGAGTATAATAGTTATGTTGGACAAATCAAGAAGATTGATTTTTCTGCTATTTACGATGGTGTAGATAATCTAGAGGCCATGGGCGAAGCCTATTGCACAACAGATGCATGTGAACTAAAGATAGGATAACGATGAAGATTATTGGAAACTTTATCAGTTCTGAAGATCTCAAGACTGTACAAGAGTATATTGCTACAATCAAATTCAATACAAAAGAAGACCATGTGCCTTTACACGATGCCTTATTTGCAAACGAGGGAACTAAGTTTGATATCCACACACGTGGAGAAATGCCAGATCATATTTTAGAAATTTTTTCTAAGTACTCAAAAGGCTATTACGAAGCAGTGCAATCAGAATCCGACCTAGACTATCATCCACCAATGTTTTCAAAGCATTACATTGCAAGATATAGAACTGGTGCAGAATCTGAGCCACACTTTAATATGGAAAAGCCTGCACACACATATGGCTCATACATAGTTTGGCAAAATGCAAAGTCTGGTGGACATATCCTATTTCCTAATCGTGGAGTAGACTTAATTGCAACACCAGGAGACTTAATCATTTTTGAAGAATCAGAAAATGATAAGCACGGCATTAGTAAAATTACAGAAGGTGAAATGTTTATATCTGAAGCCTGGATGGGAACAAAGGGACAACTTTGGATGCCGAATAGAACACCTTATGAGCAAGTAGAATGGGATGATTGGGAGATCAAGGGATTCTATGAATGATCTTGTGAAGTTTGTAAAAAGTTTTGTTCCGTATGACGATGCACGAAAGATATCTGAATATGCTCGTTTAAATAGTGATAAGTTTACAAATTTTGGTAATACAGAACAAGAGTTTACATTTCATGCAGAGTTTAATAATAATGAAATTAAAGACCTACTACAAAAATATCAAAGACTTGTTTATGAGTTTGTAACTAGCAACTATCCTGGACCATTTCATGAATATGACGAATCAAAAATGCATATTGCAAAGTTTGAAACTGGTCACGGTATGCATGAGCATTTTGACTCAACAAAGCCAAATGATATAACCACTCTTATTTATCTTAACGAAGACTATAGTGGTGGAGATATCTATTTCCCAGAGTTAAATATTTCTATAAAGCCACAAGAGGGTGATTTACTCTGTTTTCCAGATACCCCAGATTTTGTGCATGGTGTAAAGCCAATTACTAGTGGAACAAGATATACTGCCCCAAGATGGTTCACACGCATTGTGTGATAAAATAGATGTACTATGGCAAGCCCATCTAATCTATACGCAGAAAAAATATTTTCAGAGCATCCAACTGTTCTTTGGGCTTTAGATGATCAGGCTGACTACGTATCTATTTTAAGTGATAGAAATTACCTAAGTTGGCAAATTGGTGGATCAGACTCAGAGTCATTATTATCAAATAAGGGCGATGCTCCATTTTTAGACAGCAATCTTCTTTCTGTAAAGGGTCTAGTTCCATCTGGTACATCTGGCGTTATAACACTAATCAGTACAGATGTTATTAATTTTAAAGACTTAAACCAAAACCTATCAACATTTTCAATAGGAACCTATATTAAAGCACTGAATACTTTTATGACAAGTGTTGAGATTGGTTATGAATATTTTGATAGCACCATAGGAAGTATGGTTCAGCAACTAACACTTTCAGAAATCTCTGTAAGTAATAAGTGGATCTTTGTATCAGATACCTTTGCAATACCAAATGAAGATGTTAACTTTAGAATTGTTATTAAAGTAAGATACCTTTCTGGTGGAAATGATCCAGATGATTATGAGTTTTTATTTAATGGAGTTTCAGCAGGTCAATGGTGTGAAGAGTTTAGTTCAACCTCACTTGGCGTAGACATTGTTGATTTACCAACTAATATTGCATTATCAGAAACAAAGGGTATTGTTGCAAACGCTTATGGATTATCGGACAATTCTGGTTATTATTTAGTTGAAAATAATTCTTTAGTTGCAAAAAATGCAGGTGTGCCACTGGTTTTTTGTTCTAAGAATACAACTGTTATTTATCCAAATAATACTAGCCCATCTTTAATTATTCCAGGTCAAGGATTTTTAAATAATCTTGGAAGATATAAAGAGTATACCGTAGAGATGTGGATGAACATTACTTCAGACACAAAAGAATACAAAAGGGTTTTTGGTCCAATCAGTTCTACGGATGGACTATATGTCTATGGACCTTTTCTTGTTTTAAAGATTGGCTCTACAACAGGATCTCACTATGTTGGTGAGTGGTCTAAGCCAATGCTGTTACACATTAGAGTTACTGGGAATTCTGCATCATTATTATTAAATGGTGATCAGGTAATATCGTTTACTATTAATAACACTACATTATCTTTACCAGACGAATATAATAGCACCACATCAAAGCACCAAGACTGGCTTGGTTTCTACTCCTACGACGATGTATCTCCAGTCATGTTAGACTGTGTTGCAATTTACCCATATCAAGTTTCATCAGTATTGGCAAAACGTAGATTTGTATATGGTCAGGGAGTTGAGTTTCCAGAAGTAATTAATCAGGCTTACGGAGGTACATCAGTATACGTAGACTATCCTTTTGCACAATACACTAGCAACTATATGTACCCAGACACTGGTGATTGGAATCAGGCCACAGTAGACAATCTTATTGCGACTAATGGAATTTTATCTACACCAAATTATGAACTTCCAGTGTTTACATTTTCAAATAAAACAAAAGATCAACTATATTTGGATTGTGCTGCTCCAGGCGTTCAGGCAGAAGACTATAAGTTTATAACATTTAGACCTAATTCAGGCTGGAATCAAACTCAGGGTTATATTTATTTTAATAAGTTGAATATGATTTCTGAAGAAACTCGTGGAATATATGGTATCTTCAAAATTAAAGAAGATGCAGTAACTATTCCACAAGTTCTTATTAGGGTTGAAGATATCGTCAATGGAAACTACTTTTCAATAGAGGTTCGTGATCACAGGATAGAATATATATTAAAGTATTTTGGAGAAACAGAAACAATCTATACTGCTCTTGGCATTCAGGTTGGAGAAATGTTTGCTGCAGGAATTGACATTGATACTTTTGTTTCACATTTTGGTAAAAATCTTTTATCATTTTTTGGTAATAAAAATCAATTATCGGTATATGTTGGTGGAACGAAAAACCTAACAAATACTTTCACTGGTAATATTTATAAGGTTGGCTTTGCATCAAACAGAAATATAAAAAATATAGATTCTGCTTTTAACTTTATGGGAGTTCCACTAGACTACGAAAACATCTTTAATTATTTTACTGAGGATCCAATCGATGCTGGATACCATTCAGATGTATATCAATACACATTAGATGGAGGAACCCCATTTGACTTTGCAGTAACAAGACTTACAGACCATGTTGCAAGTTACACACTAATTACAAAAGATCTCTTCGGCTCTTTAAAGCCAGATATTGCAGTTAATGGATATTGGGAAGACTATATACCTCTTACCTATTTTGCAAAATACATCCAAACAAATTCTGGCAAAAACTATTACGACTTAGACTTTTTGCAATTCAACATAGATTATCCTGCACCATCAAAGTATGTTGAAAGCGAAACAACTGGTACTTGGCAATACTGGGAATTAAAGGAAGAGTATGAACTTCCTACGCAAAAAACATATGCATTTCTAGATAATCACCTGTATACAAATTATTTAGATTACCAAGATTTAGCGCAGCGTTCTGTTAAGACATACGATTATGATACAACTGGCTCATTGGTCAAATCTTATGTTACATTTCAGTATGTATCAACAGGGGCAAATGCAGCAAGTGGATTTTTTACAACAACACAAAATGCTCCAAAGTTAGGGGTAATTGAGCCAGGCACTGATTGGCTTCATACTAAATATGAAGTTGTAGATAACATGATTGTTTATCCACCAAAGGGCATAGACTTTAATGATTTAGCCGTGGTAGTACATTTAGATTTTGAGATTGATGGAGTATTTTCAAATCCTATTAAACTAAGATCATTACAGTTAGCATCACAGGCTTTTAATGAGAACCTCTTTAACCCAATTGGAACTCGTTTTGGTGCAAAGGTATATCCATACAAAAAAGATGGATTCTATTATGACTATAAGTCACATAATCCTTTTACAATTTATAAGAAGAGTATGCCTTACCTATACTTAACAAGAAACAGCGGTCTTGAAGTTAGAGGAACATATGATCCATTAGTAGATCGTGGTTTGTCTATTCCAGTTAATCAGACTCAGGCACAAGATTTCCAGGTTATGGCAATGCAGTTATTTTTAAAATACGACAAAGACTTTTTCCCATATTCACCAACACAAATTTTTGAGGTAGAGGGCAAGAACTCTGTAATTAAATTCTTTATGGTGGCAGATAGTTCGGATGGACAACGTGCCAAGGTTTATGCTATTAATGCTAACACTGGTAGATTAGAAAACGGTATTGCGTTTTACTTAAATGGAAAACTAGTAAAGAATCCTGTTTTAACTATTAAGGAATGGTCTGTAATTGGACTATCTTTTGCTAACATTATTGACTTCACAGAGTACGTTGGAGAGATTAAGATAACTGGTCCAGTTTTAGTCAATAACATTTCTTATTATCAATCGACAACTCTTCAGGAAGTAAAGACTGTTGTTAACCGTCAGTGGTTCCAGGTACTTAATGATGGATTATCTATCCAAGACTGGGAATACTGGGTAGATGCTGGAAACTGGGAAAATGTGCTCGTTCTATCAACAACAAGTTTTTATGGGGTTAACCCACAAAATGTGTATGATGCGTTTGCAGGAACTAATAAGATTATCGTTGATGATGAGAGGCCACTTTTGTTTGGCAAGTACGAATATCTCTTTAATACGGATGTAATCTGGCAGTCTAGAGTATCAAACCCAGTATAGTATGGTATACTAATGGTTATGAATCCATTAGTTAATCGAAAAACTGGTAAGCCAATTGTAGGTAATGTCCGTCGTAAGGTAATTGAAAAGAACTACGACTGGGGTCTTTATGTATACAAAAAGTCAAACGGAAAGTGGTTTACGGACGGTCAGGGCTCTGTATTAAATATTCCATCAATGCGAGGAGACATTGGACAAATCGCAAAGTTAAAAGAAGCAGCGCAGTATTTTGGAGATCCAGGTGATGGAGAGTGTATCTTTGTTGCTGGACTTACAAGAATTTCTGAAGAAGAATTCTCAGAACAAAAGGAAAGACTTGCAGAAGGACTAATCCCATCAATGAATGACTTGGGTGCATGGAAGGCTGCTAAGGATACTTATGACAAGTATGGAAGTGACGAATAATGGATGAAACCAAGATTTATGCACGGGTAGATGACTTAAAAGAAGAAGTCAATGCATTTGCAGATGCAGACCCATTTACAAAAACATGGGATGACCTGAAGGCTTTCTCTGGACTAGAGAATAACTTTAAGCGAAGAGCAGCAAGAATGTCAAAGGTTGATATAACCCAACAGTATTTAGATAATGCCCTTGCTGATAATATGGGCGTTAACGGTGCACGTTCTAAAGAGATTAATCCTGGAACGGTATATCGCAATGGATATGGTTTGTTTGATGTTATTACACCGCCATGGAACTTATATGAATTAGCAAACTATTATGATACATCATTTGCTAACCATGCAGCGATTGATGCTAAGGTAGAAAACATTGTTGGATTAGGATATGACTTTGAGGTTTCTAAGAGAACACTTCTTAAGTTAGAGGCAAGCGAAGCAAAGACTGCTGAAAATGCAAGAAGAAGAATCGAAAAAGCAAAGATCGAATTACGTGACTGGTTAGAATCTCTTAATGACGAAGATTCTTTTACAACTACAATGGAAAAAGTATTTACAGATGTTCAGGCAACTGGAAATGGATATCTAGAAGTTGGAAGAACCATTCGTGGTGAGATTGGATATGTTGGTCATATTCCTTCAACTACAATGAGAACACGTAGATTAAAAGACGGGTATGTACAAATCATTGGTCAAAAGGTAGTCTACTTCCGTAACTTTGGTGCAAAGAATGCTAACCCTATTACGTCAGATCCAAGACCAAATGAGATTATTCACTTTAAGCAATACTCACCACTTAATACATTTTATGGTGTTCCAGATATTATGTCTGCAATTTCTTCATTGCATGGAGATCAATTAGCATCGCAATACAACATTGACTACTTCAGTAATAAGGCTGTCCCACGATATGTTGTAACACTAAAGGGTGCACAGTTATCTGCAGATGCAGAAGATAAGATGTTTAGATTTTTACAAACTAACCTTAAGGGTCAAAGCCATAGAACCTTGTATATTCCGCTACCAGGAGACACTGATCAAAACAAGGTTGAGTTCAAGATGGAACCAATCGAGAATGGTGTTCAGGAAGCATCATTTGAAAGATATAGAAAACAAAATCGTGACGATATTTTGATCGCTCATCAGGTTCCTCTTTCAAAGATTGGTGGAGGCGACTCATCTGCTATTGCAGCAGCCCTTGCTCAAGATAGAACATTTAAGGAGCAAGTTGCACGACCAGCACAGAGAACCCTAGAGAAGATGATCAATAAGATCATACGTGAGAAGACAGACATCCTAGAATTTAAGTTTAACGAACTAACTCTAACAGATGAGATTGCTCAGTCACAGATTCTTGAGCGATATGTCAAAACACAAATATTATTACCAGACGAGGCTCGTGAAATCTTGGGAATGCCACAACGCCCAGATGGTGAGGGTAATTCTCCACTTCAGATGAAGCCACAGGATACAGCAAATGAAACAGCAAATAGACAGCGTGATAGCGAGAGAGCAAACAACGCATCTGACAGCCCAGCAACGGTATCTGGTAGGAATCCAAAAGGAGAAGGTAGATCTACTCAATAAATTAGTGATTTTTAACACACTTGTTTAAAAAGGGTCTATAATATTACTAGTATGACTATTTCTAAAGCCCATTGGGACACAGAGGGCGAGAATGTTCGCCTATCGATGCCTTTCAGTAAGGTAGATAAAGAAAAACGTCTTGTTACAGGTTTTGCGTCTTTGGATAACTTAGACAAGCAGTATGACATTGTAACAGCAGAGGCGTCTTTCAAAGCGTTTTCTAAATTCCGTGGCAACATCCGTGAAATGCACCAGCCTTCAGCAGTTGGTAAAATGGTTTCATTTAAGCAGGATAAGTATTTTGATCCAGAGACAAAGAAGTTTTATAACGGTGTTGTAGTTACAACATATGTTTCAAAGGGTGCACAGGATGCTTGGGAAAAAGTTTTAGATGGTACATATACAGGATTTTCAATTGGTGGACGTATGAATAAGTGGGATGATGCAATGGATACAAAGTCAAACACACCAATTAGAATTATTAAGGATTACGACTTAGTTGAGTTATCGCTTGTTGATAATCCAGCAAATCAATTTGCAAATATTATTTCAGTAGAAAAAGTGGACGGTATCGATGTAATTAAAGGTGATATCGTAGACACAGTATTAGAGAACGTATTCTATGATTCTGAGTCTGGCATTGTTCTTTTATCAGAGAATGATACAGAAACTAGCCCAGTTTCTGGTGAACAAATGAAAAATATAGGTTTCGTTGAAAAAACAGACAACGAAAAAACAGAAATGATCAAGTTCTTAGTCGATAGTGCTAAAGGCATTAATACTTCTAAGATGAATGAGGAGGTAGATCCTATGTCAAAGTCAACAAAGAAGTCAGTAACTGCAGAAGTTGAAGAAACAATCGAAGCAGTTGATACTGTCGTTGAAAAGACTGAGGTCGCTCCAGAGGCAGATGCTGTTGTTGAAGCACCTGTAACAGAAGCAGTTGAAAAAGAAGCAACTGCTGAAGAAACTAAGTCTGAAGAAGTCCCAGCAACAGAAGAAGTTGCTAAGTCAGATGAAGCAGACGTAGTTGTTACAGAAGACACATCAGCAGAAGTATCTAAGTCAGATGAAGTTATTGTTGATGCAGTAACAGAAATCAAGAATACTATCACATCAGCCTTTAGCGATCTAGTTGCAACTGTTAAAGCATTGCAAGTTGAAGTTGAGTCTCTCAAGACAACAAGCAAAGCAGATATCGCAACAATAAATAACTCTATCACAGCAGTCGCCAATGAAGTAAACGCTGCTAAGGAAGAGTTTAACGAGTTTGGAAAGAGAGTAGATGCAGTAGAAGCGGACACTGCTTTCCGAAAGTCTGGCGATCTAGGCGAGATCGTACAGGAACAACCAGCAATGGTTGAAAAATCCCTATGGGGCGGTCGTTTCCTCAAAACAGCCGACTTATTTAATTAAGTAAATCACTAGGAGGTGACAATATGTCGGAAGATATTAAGAAAAATAATCCAGATGCAGCAGGCGCAGATTCAGGTCTCTATAACGGAGAAGGAGCGTTCGCTTCTGGTGGTATTGGTGGGGTAACAGATCCAGGTGCAAGCACTTTGGGTAACATCCCAACAGCCAACTTTGGTACCACAAGTGGTCCAAATGCTGTAAATCCTTCTGGTGGTGATGCTAGCGGTATCCTACGTCCAGATCAAGCACGTCGATTCATCGATTATGTTTGGGACGCAACCGTTCTCGCCCAAGATGGTCGTCGTGTAACGATGAGAGCAAACACCATGGAACTTGAAAAAGTTAACGTTGGTGAGCGTGTAATTCGTGCTGCTGCACAAGCAAACGGCGATTACACAAATACTGGTGCTACATTCTCAAAGGTAGAACTTACAACCAAGAAGATTCGTCTTGACTGGGAAGTTTCTGCTGAAGCACTCGAAGATGGTGTCGAGGGGGCTGCTCTTGAAGACCACCTTGTACGTTTAATGACAAACGCTTTCGGTAACGATATCGAAGATTTGGCAATTAACGGTACAGGTACAGGTTCAGATGCATTCCTTTCAATCATGAATGGCTTTGTCAACAAGGCTAAGAATGGTGACGCTCACGAGTCAGTAGTTACAGTAGCAGATAACGCATGGACACCAGATGTTATGCAAAACATCATCCTAGCAATGCCACGTAAGTACCGTGCACTTAAGAACAATCTTAAGTTCTACGCAGGTACAGATGCATTCGCAGGTATTGTTAAGCACAACGGTACCCTTGCTGATGCTGTCGCTGAAGCATTCTCAGGAATGACTCCAGGATCAACACAGTCAAACCGTCAGAACTATCTCGATGGTTTGGGTCAGACATTCGGAGGAGCACGTACAACTCGTGTTCTCGGAATTGACGTACAAGAAGTTCCTTACTACCCAGCAGGATATGTCGATTTGACATTCCCAGCAAACCGTGTGTGGGGCTTCCAGCGAGACATCACTGTAAACCGTGAATACAAGGCAAAGAAGGACACTGTAGAATATACAGTATTCGTTCGCTTCGGTATTCAATGGGAAGAAGAAGATGCAATCGCATACGCAGACGCTGCAGCAGATGCATAATCTGTAAACAGTACCTTTTGAGAGGGGGTAGGGGCGAAATCTCCTCCCCCTCTTAATCTTTAGTAATCTGTTATAATATATATACATTGGAGGTAAATATGTCAGAAAATTTTAATAATGATGCTGATATTGATGCAATCCTAGATCAACTAGTAAATGATGAACCAGTTGAGGATCCTTCTGTTGAAGAAGTCAAGATTGAGTCACCAGTCGTT